GTATTCTGCCAGCGCGTAAAATAGGAAAAAACAAGCGTTTTTTAATCTACTTTACTTACCAAGATATGCAGCGTGCCTGTACCTGAACCACTTACAGCCCACAAATCTTCACCCACTGTTAATGACAACCTAACTTCATCACCATTGTCCATTAGGTAACCATTGCTTGATGTCACACCACTATTGCCAATGTACACTGCATGTTTAGCATGTAACAGTACATCTCTTTGTACATTATCCACGCTGATTATTGATTGACTTGTTGTAGTTACTGTTACTTGACTTGTTATTATCGCCATGTATCTGTTCCTCACTTTGTAATCTTGTACGCCTAAAGCGTGCAAAGTCTTTGTGCTGTTTAGCACCTATCCACATCTTACGCTGATGTTCCATTTGTACACCAGTGTGAGCATATAGTTTATATCCAAAACTCCTAGCTCTGATACACCAGAGTAGATCCTCACCTATCCACTCATTGTGCAATGGCATATCCTGGTAATAGCCCCACTTGTCTCCTTGGTGGGTTTGATCAGCTTCCTTACGAAACCTCTCAAAGACGGATCTATGTACCAGGATTGCACCTGTCCCAGCTGCATCAATTTCAATTATAGAGTCCTCTGGGTACTCATGTATTGCAAACAGGCCGTTGTCTGTACCTAATTTAAATATACATGGCACAGGCTCAAGGTAAGGCTCTCCTACTTCCCAACCACCATGTACCACCGCTGACACAATAGGTCTTTCTTTCTCATCAGCTGCAGCCAATAACTTTTTAAATGCCTCAACAGTAAATCGCTGATCTGTATCTATTTGCAATAGCCACTCATCCTTAGTTTTATCTAAGAAGGTTGAGACCACTTGATTGCGTAAGCGGCTTATAACACCTGATCCTTGCAATGATATGAATTGACCTAATTGCTTTTGTGATCTTGCTACATCTAATAAACTTGTCAGAAAGTCTGTTACTACATAACCAGGTGAGCAAATGCCTATTGTAACTCTATCTGTATCTTTCAATGCCAACCCTTCTTTAGCCAGTGCGCCCATGCGCCACATGCGTTTGCAGTACCTAATGTATCAGTACCATACCTGTGTTTAAGGTATTTGATGTGCCATGTTATTTGTTGCTTATATGTAGCTGTCTTGAGATAGATTGATCTGCCTTGAGGTAACCCATAATGACTGCCGTTTTTAGCTTTAGGATTGTAATTACTTTCTTTTATAACTAGGTCATTTAAACAATGAAATTGATCAAAGTTGTAATCTAATTGTTTAAAGTATTCCTGCTTATAAACATTTATATTTTCTTTAGCAAAAGATTTATCTATATTAAATACATTAAATACTATTATTAAATACATAGTCACTTGGGTGACTAGATTATTAGGAAAGCCCCCCCTACCCCCCCAATTAAAAACATTGAGTAGGTAAGAGATGACTACACTTGGTCTGACTGAGTTATAGTGTAAGCCCCCCACAAAGCGATTGAACCTTAACATTAGATATTATCCTTTGCAACCCTTAGACATACTGTGCAAGTTTTACCTGGCATCACCCAGTTACCTGTACAACTACACCTGACTGGCTCTGTCACTTTGCATCTCTAATAGAATATCCACAAGATCTATAAATGGCCTGCAATTGCGTTTAGTCGCAAAGTAAGCTTCATAGACAACATTTCTCTGTGGGTCATGTATTTGACCTGTACTCCAATTAGGCCTAGTTGCCCCAGCTATGGCAAACATCTTGCCTGTTATTTGACTGACCATCACATAAGCAAAGGGTTTAATTGCTTTTGAGTCATATCCATGTACAGTGTCAATTAAGATCTTGTCATAAGGAAAATCCTCAAAAGACTCAAATTTAAGATTACGGCTTTTAATCTCTAAAACAAGATCTCCAACCAAAACATCTTTTTCATTGACTGTTTTATCAAATCTATTGACTGCCTTTTCCTCATCCCATAACTCAGGCACTTGAACATCAGGTACTCCAAAATGCCTGAGAAGGTCTGCTACATAGCAGTTAAAGGCGTGACCCTCAAGGAAAGCTGTTTTATAGTCAAAGCTCATTGTTTAGATCCGCATCTGTAACAGACTAACCAATCACCCAAGGTTAAAAGTCTTGCATCATCACAGCTAAAGCAAAGCTGGTCATTAGGCACTAGATCTACTATTACGCCTTGCTCTGTAAAGGTGGCTTTAACACCATGCTCATCAATGATCTCTAATTTACCCATTGACAGTCTCCTTAAAAAACCAAGTGCCATCAGCTCTTTGTGATCCCCACACAGGTTGACATTTATTGCCACAAACACAGACATAGCCTGCAAACTCTTTGTTTGTAGTTTTAGATATGCCAGATTTGTATAACATGCGTGAGCCACCTGCACAATGCAGCTCTGTTAAATTGTCAACCTCAACTGTTTTTACAGGCGCAGGGGTAACCTCTAACAAGCTTCTCTCAAGCTCTGGTTTTGGCTCTACTGACCATGTAGTTGCAGCGATCATTGACTCTTTAGGTGCAGTCTTGTTTGAGCCTTTAATCAAAATTAAACACCTAGCTATACAGCTTGTTGCGGTGTCCTCTAAATACCATTTACGCATGTGCGTTGGGTACTCATCACGCTCACCTTTTGCAAAGTTAGTTACTGCAGGTGCAGCATCATTACTATCACGCCACACACTACCTTTAAATATAACAATGCCTTTGTCAAGATTTATTTCCACTATGGACAGTTCAATCCTGCCCATAGGGTAATTGTTTATAAACCACTTATTTAAAGTGGCTGCATCCTCATATTGAGATAGATCAGGCTTCATTACTTATTTTCCCTATCCCATAAGCTGACAACCTTGTCCATTAAATAATCATTGTCTGCACTCAGTTGTCTTTCACGCAATGATGGATGTCTCCAAGATACTGATTGTTTAACATCAGCTTGACCGCGTTTATAGCCACTCTTAAAACCTTTGTCGTAGCCATTTTCAATTGCAATAAACCAGGTTGCATAAAGCATTAACCCGACTAACGCAAACAATGTTATGGTAACTAGCCACCCGTATGCCTCATAGTTCATATTTCACCGCTTCCTTGAACTTGTCTAACCAATAACCCTCAACCATTGCAGCTGAGAGCCTACCTCTGACTTGAGTAGCACCCATAGATTTATGAGCGTAATCTCTAATCAGAGAAGCTTTAACAAAGTGTTTGCGTGTGTCATCTACATACGCACCACTTATCTTGTCGTACTTAACAATTACCAAGTCAATGCCTTTCTTAAGCCATCTGGTAAATCAATTGGATCTACATCATTGATCACTTCATAAACACTGCCATTAGGATGTATTGAGGGTGGTAATACAACATAACCTTTATGTTTAATATCTATACCAGCTATCAATTTACCTTTAAATGGCAAGCTTGGATCAGCCTTAAAATAAAAGTGGTAACCATCATCAGTCTTGACAGTGTGTGTATTTAACTTCATGCACCACTGAAAATAGTTTTGCCACTCTTGTTTGCTTACGGCATTACGCTTATCAAAATCTAAAACTACAAGACTTGATTGCACAATGGCCAAGCCAATGTTTAGATTAGGATCATTTTTAAACCATTTTTTAACCAATGATTTATTGTTACTTGCATCAAGATAACCATGTCGTAAAAACTTACATGGCTCTTTAGATTGTGATTTTAAAGGCATAACAAACCAGCCTTTCTCAACATAGGCTAACGCGTTCAATGGTTCACCTTTTGATTGTTCATGTACTCAGCTAATAAACCAAACAATTTAGATTTTAATCTACGCACTGCATCATCTGGTGTTTTACCAACAGCCATAAAACTGCCTAGCGCATTTGTTGTACTTGCAAGATAGCTGTCAGTATCTTGTGTGTATTTAAAATCTATCTTGCTTTGTAACACACTCTCAATAACTATGATCATACGCGCACCCAAGACCCTGCATAATCAGTTGTAAAACAATATTGATCCATAGCATTGTCATAAGAAATACTGTAATCATATTTATTTTGTTGTAAAAACAATGTTGCCAATACAGCTGAGGCATAATTTTCTACCCAATAAATGTATTTATGTGACCAACAAATTGTGTCCTCAAATCTATCTTTTTGAGTTAACCAATCTGTCTCACTAGCCCATTGCATTTGTGCATCAGTCAAACCTTCAAACTGGATCTTACTTATTTTCATGTTAACCCCTTCCAAGGTCAATTGCATTTACAAAAGCAATTGAACCAGATCTAACTGACAAATGCAACTACCCAAAGGCTTTGCCTAAAGCTGTAAAGCTGCCATCATTGTTAAACCTGATCATTTCAAAGCTCACATTACCCCTCTTGACTGTCATTACGACTGCCCCAGCCTGCCAATTGGCATAATGGCCGTATTTAGCCAAATAAGACATGGATTGTAGGTTGCAGGTATGTCCTACCTCAACACCCACTAAAACCCTCTGTAATCGGCCATTAAAGGCCTCTGAGTGGCATTGGTAACCCATCCTGTGCGTATGCCCTGAAATTACGCTTTTGCCCCACCTGCGTGCGATCCCCAAGGCCGTTGAACCGCCG